GCATGTTTAAATAAGGGGATAATTAATTTGCAATTAGCTTATTGACCATTGCAAGAAGTCAGTGCTGCATCGTGCAGCTGGCGCATCACCACGTTCGTGTTCACTGCGCCTGGTAATTTGCTCAACTTGAAATGATATCACCGATGGTGTAAGTTCTGGGTTGCATATCATTTTGCATCTTTAGACCGTACATTTGCCTTTCGATGGCGGGCAGAATGATCGGCTGAGGATCGTAACCGCGGCCTGCTTTACCTTGAATGGTTTTGACCAAATCAGATGTGAACTTCGGCATTTTTTGTGGTAGAAGGTGATCAAGTCCCATTCTGAGAGCTACTGCTATCTCAGGTTGCACCGATCCGAGGGCCATTAAAGCTACATCACCAGCATGTCTAGCCAGGAATTTAGGGATATCTGATTTGGTGGCGATCTCCTTGGCCCACCTCATGAAATCCTGTGCTGCTGGTACTATAGTGTCAGACCAAATTCCAACAATTGGGTAGCCGTTCAGTCTGTGCTGCACTAGTTCATTAAACATCTCCTCATAAGAACCGAGTACTTGAGACATAGTGGTGTTTCTCAGCAGGTGAATAGCGTCTTAGTATTGTTGGGGCAAGAACTGCTCCTTGACCTCGTGGATTTTGTCATCAGCATCTGGCAGTGCTTCAAAGTATCTAGGCAGTTAGAACTCTACTTGCATCGTGTTTTAGGTTTGCATGTACCATACATAACTGTGTCTCAAGTCCGTGTTGAAGCCAACGTAGTAATTGGTATTATCCGTGAGGGATGCTGGATCAAAAACTGGTGTTCCAGTGGCTGACTCGTAGAAGATCACTGGTTGGTAGTGGTGTGCATTCGTAAAACCGCTTTCTTGGCCTGATGGTTGATAAACGGCGGTTGTTGGTTCGAAGAAGCTGTTGGTATCAAAAATGTCTTAGGGTCTGTAAACCGCTCCAGCTAAGTACTAGTCGTTTACTTAAGCTGCGTACACTTTTAATCGCTGCTTATCATGTCTCTCAAGGATTTGACCCCAATTACCGTTGTTAGCAAAGGTGAAACCCTTAGGCTGGTTGACAACAGTGATTACTCCTGATTCTTGATCCGATCTGCTAATTTTGGCGAGGCGAATCCCTCCTGCTACTAGTCTGACTTAGTTTGACAGGCTGCTCAGGGATTGGGATACTGCTCTGCTAACTACTTGCTTGATGATAGCTCCAGTGAAAGTGGTTGCAATGTAGTTTGTTTCATAGAGACCATTGGATATAGCTCCGAATGCAATCGTTGTGTTCTTGAGAGCTGCGATCAAAGGGTGTGTTGCCGCTCCTTGGAATATTATGGCTGGGTAGGTCACTGCTGCATGGTTTCCAAAGACGAAAGCCTCCTACTATGCTGTTAGTTGGATTTGAAACTCATCGTAGAGAGAGAAGGCTATTGTTGGTTCTGGGTTGACCTACGGCACTCTCGGTGTCTCACTGACTTTAAGAAAAGGATTCATGACCAGTGCCGGGTACACCGGGTCATGGTTGGCCATTTTCTCAAGTAAGTTTTCCATAATCTCATTAGCTTCGTAGGCTACTGATGAGATTGCTTGTTTCTCGAGAGGGTACGACTTGGTTCCACGGATGACTTGAGCTTGCATTTCCTGATTGAGCTAGCGTTCGTTGTCTAGCGCCATTTGCAGTTCTTGTATCTGGTTTTCAAGAAAGTGCGTGTCTGCCTCGAATTAATGCGTCTTTTGCATAATCTCTAAGGGGCTCTTTTTCCCTAAGCCTCCTATTCTCCGCGGATACACCTCGCTCGTATTGAAGACTCTAGTTCCTTCGCTCTTCTTCAGCAAAGTGTCTCTGTTTGTGTTGTACTTTGTGAGCATAGTGGTGATTGTGTCCAAATGTTCTTTGAAACCAGCTTCGGTTGAGTAGAAGGTCTGTGCTTCTTGAAGGAATGCCTTGTAAGAACTCTCACTAAACTGCTCCGAAATTGAACGCACCATCTGGGAGTAGACTTTGCTCCAATCGTACCCAAGTTTGTCATTATGGGTTGTCATAGGTCTGACAAAATTGCGCGTTCTTTGAATGTCTTGGCCATGTAGGTCTTCGAACATTGGTCCTGAAATTGCCACAACAATTCCTTTCCTAGCCAGATCGCCAAATGATCTTTTGATAAGGGAGTACTCTTTCTCATCTTAGAAAATAAGCACTGGGATCTAGAACTAGGTCAATTCGAAGAATTATTGTTTCTTATCCTGGACGACCATTTCTTGAGAGACAGGGGCTTTGATCAAAAATTCACCAAAGGGCAATGCGCTGGGAGTTTTGGCTGTTTTGATCGCTGCGATCGCTTCCGCCATTGTAGCGGGGTTGGGTTGTGACATAAGTAGGTTGGTTAAAAATATGTCCGTGTCACTGGGCTGGCCTACTATAAGTGGCACTTTGCTCCCGATCTTTTGATGCTGCTCCCCTCCTTTGATGAGCTTGTTGTCCATGTGGAACGGTGCAGCTAATTCCGAGTACTTGGGTTCATGGAGTAATTTGCCTTTAGTGCACAAGTCATTCGACAAGGAATCTGGTATTGTGTACGTGGGGAGGTCGTTTTCCAAAGCGTGAATAATTCTATCCACAAGTTCGCCATAGGTGGTGTCAAAAAGCTGCTTGCACAGCATATTGTTTGAAGAAATGTACTTGGCGTGCAGTTTGCTAATTCTTCCATCAATGTAATCAAAGCCGAGTTGTTTCATTTTCCCTGCGTCCAAATTGAGTGGCTGAAGTTTCTGTGGGCAAATGTACACTCTTCCAGATTTGCGTTAGATCGCCAAAAGCAGTTTTACTAGGCTATCAGGAGAAGAGTATTACTCATACATTGAGAGGAGGGAACACTGAATTTTGGCTTGAGCTCTTTGCGATGAGAATTTGTAATCAGTGTTGGGGTCAATGAACATACGGGCTAGTTGCTGGAGGGGGCTTTTGAAGGGGACGAGATTGTTTTCCAGTGGCAACATTTGAATTTTGAGGAAATCCTGTTTGCCTGATTTTGTGATCGAGTATTCCAATCCTATGCCTAGCAATGAAATAGCTTCAGTGAAAACTTGCATTTTCTGTTCGTTGAATGGTAGGATTGAATCATCTCCCTCAGTTATCGGGGCCACTCTGTCATCAGCAATGAAAGCTGGTATAAACCAATCTAGAGGTGGCTCTCCTCTGGACTTCCAAGTGGCATAGGCTAACAAGCAAAAATTGATGTAGGTATTGCCCAGCGCGGTAGCGCTATCTCCAGAATTTCGTTGAGGTTGTTGCACAATTCTAACCTTGTAATTGATAGTCGTGGTTGTGGGAGCTAAAATGCAATCCTCGTAGAAATTGGCGATTTCGTCACCAAACACTCTTCGAAACATGTATGTCTCAACTGACAAGATCAGGGCGTTCTGTGATTTGTCGTAATTGGAGTAATCAGATTAGATAACCACAGGGTTCGAAGAGGCGCTTTGGGCAAACTTTAATGTCAATTGTTCAGCTGTCATGCCTTTGATCCAAAAAGGGAAATGCTGGAGTTGTGCTGCTATTATGTTGCATAAAGGCGCCAGAAGGTCTCT